CACCCACCAGTCACGAACGACCATCCACTTTGTAGCGCGCCCCTTTAGCCAGGGCGTCTTGATGCCTTTGGGCGCTCGCTCAGTCCGCAAGCGCTCGGGAATATAAATCCGCATCCAGCGCCTCCAGTAGATCAACGCAAACGCCATTAGGCGGCAGCGGTACGCCTGCACGGTGCATCACTGCCAGCGTGATAGCCCGCTTGTACGGGTCGGCGGTGTCGCAGTAGCGCGACTGCAGTTCAAGCGTGGTGCCGGTGAGGTCGCCCACCTGATAGCCATCATCTAGCGGCGTCTCAATGCTCGCGCAGCCAGCCAACGCCAACAGCGAAGTAACGGCGATAGCGTTACGCATCGTGATCTCCTACACGGGCAGCCACGACCATGAACAGAATCGTGAAGGCTTGAAGTACGTGATCGGGTACGGAAACGCCGGTCAAGCTGAGTAGCCAAGCGGCGACAATGGCAGCAGCGCCGCCAACGGTTTCAGCGCTGCGGCGCGTCTTGGGTCCCGCTTTCACAGTCCACCCTCCAGCGCCGATACACGGCTGTTCAGGTTGTCGATGCGGGTTTCAATCTGATCAAGCTCGCGGCGGGCGTCGGTAGCTCGGTAGTAAGTGTCACCCCAGCTTTTCATTTCCTGGCGCAACTCTTGTAGCGTGACTCCCTGGCTGGCTAAGCGCTCCTCCAGTACAACGGATTGCTGGCCAAGCTTCACAAGCTGGGTGCCCGCCCAGATGATCGAGGCTACTAACAGCGCCTGTATTCCTGCCTGCATGCGGCTCTCAAATTTTGAAGTGTTCACGTTGCGCTCCCCGGGCATTACGCCTCCTTACCAGCGCGCTGGGCCATGGGAACGCGTATCGACGTGGGTAAACGTCGCGTAGCGCCCAATGCTGGCGGTGGGAAAGTTGGCGGCGAGCCAGTCGTACACGTCGCTAGGCTCAACGCCCTGAACGCGGATATCTGCAGCGCGGCCTAGTGTGTGTTGGCTGTTGGGCGCGCCGCCTACCTTGGCGTTGTAATCCGGGCAGCGACAGCCGCTATTGATAATCACGGGCTGGCCGAAGTGAGTGCGAACCGCTTCAAGTATTTCGAGGGTGTCCACGTCCACGGTATCGAAGCCGCAACCGCAGTTGCAGGCAAACTCTGTGCGGTGGAAGTGGGGACTGATCTTGTTGGGCATAGTAGGCTCCAGCGCCTCACGGCGGGGGAAATGGTTTGACCTTCTTATTACGCATTGCGCGCTCCCTAATGAACTATGCTGAGACTGCAACCTCAACAAAAGGCATTAGTTATGGCAGCTAACAAAAAGGTTATGTATGAGCCAGGGCAGAAACCACCAAGCCCTGGCAAGTATCGAGAAGTAGGCCCTAGGGGTGGAGAGGTGCCTAACGCTCGACAAGTTCAAATCACACCCGATGATGGCCATTTACCGCCTACCCAGGTTAAGGGGAATAACTGGGTAAAATTGTGATAGGCAAAATGCCCGGCTGAGCAGGAGTGCATTGAAGAAGGCTTGGTGGGTGCTCCTGGGTCACCGTACAACTGTGCGCTGCCTCGGCTGGATTTCCCTGACTAGCCAAGCCCTCTTCAGTGCAGCCTAAACAGAAAAGCCCCGCTGGGTGGCAGGGCTTAGCGGCTAGTATTTAGGGCTTCGAAGCTTCTTTAAAGCTGTACGCCATCGTTTTCTAGGCTTTAAGAGCTTCTCGGAGTCAGTGATTGCTGCTTTGTGGATAGCCTTTTGAGCAAGTTCTATGTGTCTGAGCATTGATCTAACACTGTGTTTTAGGCTATCGACGTTCTCAGGAAGGATCTGGGGAGTGGTGGCAATTAAAGCCAGTTCAAGATTCACCCCCGTTATATTGTTGCGGAATTTTTTCCTAAGATCATCGCGTCCATCAAAATGCACAAGCATCATGAAATCAAGCCTAGCAATTTGCATGTTGAAATCATCTAGCTCTCGGCCGCTTTCTCGCCTCCTACAAACTTCGCCATTCTCATCCACGTAGAGATCACGAAGAAAACCTTTTACATATTGGGCGTATTGCTTCTCTAACTTTGCAGAGGTGGCCGCTATTTCTTCAAGCTTTTCAAGTTTTATGCGCGCTGCATCTACCCTTCTGCTGGCTAAATACGCGAGCCCAGCACCAAGCGCTACGCCTCCTAACGACAACATTGGCCCAGACCAATTACTTGAGCCTGTTTGAATTACAATATTGACTGGCTGGCTTAGGTATTCTGGCAGCAACGGCGGCACTCGCAGGGCCTCATAGCAAAACGCCCCGGCAATGCCGAGGCGTAGTCTTAGATAGTGCGACTAGATTAGCCATTTCAGGCACACTGTGCAAGCCATAAGAAAACACCATTTGCCCTAGCAATCAGGCAAGTTATCCAGGTTATTAGCTGAGGAAGCATCAGCATTGGTTCGCAAATACTTTTTCGAGCCAACGGTCACTACATGTATGTCTGCACGATTACCTGCGCGATCTCGCACAAAGTAGGTATTATATCCCCGCTCAATATCCTCAATAGCGGTAGATTTACTTACTGGTGACCACCACTGCCCAAAGTGGCACAGCCGTGTAATATCTCCACCGCTGTCTTTCCCTGTAGCAGTTATTTGCCGATCCGCCATGATTCTGCCCTCGTCTGTTTGGTTTTAAGTATTCTGCAGACTTAGGTAACAATAATTAACCAACGGCTAGCAATGAGACTCCTGTTGTAGGCTGACGATTACGACGAAAGCTAAGCAGCTTTTACCAGTAAACCTGCTACGGGTTCCAATGCCGCGCACTCCCAACGATCCAGCGTATCCAGTAACCGCTCCCACACGCCCTTCCAACAAGTACGGCCACTAGCCGCCCAGCGTCTGACGTCCACCACCACCCCATGCTCTGCTTCAATCCACGCAGCTATGCGCCGAGGGTTGTGCAGCCCTGGCCGGTTGTACGGATACGTAGTCTCAGCATGGTGATGTATCGCCGCCGACACGATCCAGCGCAGCTGACGCGCCGCCTCTGCCGGTGGCCGCTCTGCCTGCCCCTGCCCAGGCAACCGCATCTGCATACCAACGTGCATCAACGCCGTGTGTATCCACTCACGATCTTCGGCGAGTTCGTCGCGGGTGAACGGCCCAAAGCAATAACGGGCCAGCGCCTGCAGGTGCATCGGCTGGCTCTCCACGGCACTAATTACTTGCCCTGCTTCCAAGCCATGAACGATTCTCCAATCATTGTTGTTCCGCTGAGTGGTCTGCACCTGCGCACCCAGCTCTGCAATCTGCGAGGCGTAAACCATCACGCTGCCACGCTGCTCATGATACGCCTGGAAAATCATTGACCTTGCTGAGTCGTAACGCATCACTTCCCCCTGCCGTTGCGTTTTCGTTGCGATATTGCACAACTGTTGCGTTTTGTTGCCTGCTGCGTTGCGTTTATCTCTGCAACTACTTCATCCCAAACGCTTTTTAGGCGTTGCGTTGTGGCGTGCGGGAATTTCTTTAACCACTTGTCATGCACAGCTTTACGGCTCTCTTTGGGCACGCTGAGCATTTCCCTCAAGACGAACTTCAGCTCGCACTCTCTGGCCCACTCATGCCATTCGGGCGGGTAGCCATTCTCCCCACCCAGCTTTCGGCCATCGGGCCATTGCGTAGGGCGTTCAATCACGCTGCTATCTCCTCAACCAGCCAGCCGCCGCCGTGCTTCTTCGCTCTAGGAAACGCCACCTTGAAGCGGAACGGATACATCTCAGCGGCCACCTTCATCTTGACCTTGGCATCCTCGGTGAAGACGCCCGGACCGCCCTTGGTATCGTGCAGCTCCATGACGCCATCCCTATCCATAACGGCGAAGTCCACGGTCAGGAAGGTCTTGTCTGCTAGGCGCAGCTTGATACCGTCAAAGCGGTACCACTGGATATCACCGGCGCGCTTGAGCATTTCTAGGTGCTGTGCATAGGCCGCCTCGGTCTTGTTCATCTGCCCAGCTTTGAGTCGCCCGAGCGCGGCCAGCCGCTTGTTGTTGTGCATCATGGTTGGTCGTTCTCCTGCCAGTGGTCTCGGTACTCCATGAGTTCGTCCTGAACGTCATAGTCCTGCGTGAGGTAGAGTCCCAGACCAGTCAGGAAAAGTGCACCGGCCACGATCAGGCCAACTAGAATCCATGGGCTCATTACTTCACCGCCTTAACCAGGCCGCGCCTGGCGAGTTGGTCGAGTGTCAGCACGATGGCCTCGTTCATCCGCGCCCGGCGCTCTTCGCGGCTCAGGTCTTTGCCGTTATCGATCTGATGGTGGCACTTCGGGCAAAGCGCGGCGGTCAGTGCATCGCTAGCCTTCTGCCCCCGGCCACGGTGCTGATTGCTATGGGCGGCTTGGATACCCCAGGCACCGCACAACACGCAGTTATCAATCTCGTGTACGTTGCTAAGCCACTGGCGGCAGCGGTGCGGCTTGGTGGGTAGGTAGCACTCATTGGGCAGCATTACTTTCGCCTCCATGCTTTGATAGCTTCCTTTGCCATCCAAATAGCCATCGCTGTATTTGCGATCCCGAAAGCAAAACTGATTACATCGAGTATCGGTTCCCCAGGCCTCAGCAATAGCGTTAAAAAGCTAGCTATTGCCGCCGTAGCTGATAGGCATAGGCATAACAACTTGAAGCTCACCTCCCAAAATTTAGGGGACATCAAGCCACCTCCTTGTACTCATCCGGCTTATAGCCACGCAGGTTGGGATCGGTCAGCCGCATACCTAAGCTCGTGAAGTGCTGGTACACGGCATCTAGGTAGCGGGTTTTCTGGTCTTTGCTCATCAAGCGAGTGCAGGGGAAGTCCAACGGCTCCTGCATCAACTCCAGCTTGGCCTCATACGGAAGCGGCTTAACGATGCGGTCGTACTTCTCTTTGAACTCGGGAAGCTCCCAGCGCAGGATCGGTACCGCGAAGTGCAGCTTGCAGAAGCCGCGGTACTCCTCAGCGGTGTGGTCGCCTTGGGCTTCTGCCTCAAGGAGCCATTTGCGTTGGAGCTTGTTCTGGTCGGTGCTGCGCTTCACCTGACGTTTACGTACCACAATCTCGACGTCTCCCCATAGCTGGATGGCGTCGGTGATGACCTTAGGCAGCTTGGCGGCGGTGGACAGCGCTTCTTGAATGGTGCTGGCCCGGGAGACGAACGGCTTGGTGGCTGGCTTAGTCATGCCGCACCTCGCTGCGTCCGATAGCTGCCCCAATCCAGCTTGAGCGTGGTACCGCCGCCCTCCTGCATCCGGTCGATGATGCGCTTGCCCATGTACTCCTCGAGCTTATCTGCTTCCAGATTGCTAATCAGGATCGTCGGCAGCATCTGCTTGTAGCGCTCATTGATGATCTTGAAGAGCATCAGACGCTCCCACTCGGTACCGAGCTGAGCGCCTACCTCATCCAGAATCAGCAGGTCTAAGCCGCCGACGAACGCGCGGATGGCCTCCCGCTCACTGCCCACTTTGTCCTTGCTGAAAGCACGCTCTTTAATCAGGTCGATCAACTCGTAAACATCGATACCCATCACCACGCGGCCACTGGCAAGCAGCGCGTTTCCGATGGCATAGGCTAAGTGGCTCTTGCCGGTGCCCACGCTGCCGGTAAAGACCAGCCCGCCCCCCTGTTCAAGGCGTTCATCAAACTTGGTGACGTAGGCACGGCAAACGCTCAGCACGTATGATTGCTCACGGCTGACCACCTCAAAGCCGTTGAGGGTTTTGTTCACGAAACGTCTGGGAATCAGCGAGTCTTCACGCAGCTTCTCAAGCCGCCGGCGGCTGCTGGCTTCGCTGGTATGGTTAACCTCTGCCTGGCTAACGCCTTTGGCATCCTCAAGCGCGCAATGCGGGCAACCAGCCCACCGACCGTTAGGCATCTTGGTATTGGTAAACGCGCCATGAATCCGGCAGCGGTCAGTTTTATTCTCAGCGGTACCAGCGAGCATGCTGGCTAACTGGCCGCGCACTTGCGGGGTTGTTGTCAGTGATTGAGCCATGGTTAATCCCTCGCCCACGCTGGGAGTTCAAGATCGTTGGTGCCATAGGAGCCCACGGGCATCGGTTGGGCAAAGCCCATGCGGCCATCTTGGCGCTGGGGTGTGCGGGCAGCGGGCGGCAGCCAATCGTTGTCATACTCGGCGTTTGGCCCGAAGAACCGCTGCGCTTGCATAACAAACTCGGTTCGTTCGTCGCCCTTGGCGCGGATGTACTTGGCGTAGCGCTCCACTCCAGCCTGCATGGTTGCGGCAGGCACGCCCTGCTTGCGGCGAGCGCTCCACGCTTTGAAGGCTGATTTTTTCGGATTTCCACCAGCGCGTTTCGGGTAAGCCGACCATACCGCCTCGAAGTCATCGGGGTATGGGGTCGCGCTGGGTTTTGGTTTGGGTGCATCCGGTGGCGTTAGCTCAAGCTCAGACGATGCGGATGGTTCACCCTCTGAACGTAGTGAAGAGGGTTTAGTGTCTTTCCTGTCTTTATATGTGGGGCGTTTTTCACCCGGTTCAGTCGGGCGTTCTTCACCCGAGTGGGGCCGTTTTTCTCCTTTATCCCCAGTCGGGTGTTTTTCGCCCGGTTCACTGCCCTTTCTCTTAACTCTTCGCTGAGCGCCTTTAGGTTTCTCCCATTGGCTGTAATCCTTATTGAGGCTGATAGGAGAACGGCTTCCAGCACGGTGTAAGATTCGACGCCGAACCAACTCAGTAACGATGGAACTGCAGTCGCTGCTATCCATACCGGTCCAATTAGCAAACGTCTCTCCAGTGATACGCGCTGCCTTACGCTGGTATCCGTAGGTCAAGCGGATAACAGCATCAACAACAGCGCGCTCGTTACCTGTCATCCGTGATCGAGCAAGCGCTTGATACAGTTCATTGGCGATGCGAACAAAACCATCCTCCACTTGTGGCCCCCTGCCAGAGCGCTCTGGCTCCGACCTATCGACGTCTTCTCGACGTGGAAACTGGAAAATCTCAGCGGTATTAGTCATAATGAACCCGTTATGAATGTGTAGAAGCCCGGCCGCTCCCCAGCGATATGCCGGGCTTTTGCGTTTCTGTCCTAGCCCTATTAGGGCCGCTTTCCTTCCTACCGCCCTATCAACTCGCTATGCTTGGCAGTGCCAGAGCTGTCACCCCTGGTTGTTGCCAATGACACGGCGGTTAAAGGGCACCGCAACCCGGGGCGCCTCGACTCCCTTAGCTCCTGGCCGCTCGTCTGCGGCGAGCCGCCAGCAAGCCCGGGGAATCCCGGGGTTAACCGCTGCGATGCCTGCTCGCTGATCCCTCGTTGCTAGCGCGATATCAGCAAGCGCTTGGCAAGGCGCTATACAAAACCAGGTCTTCCATGACCTGTCCGGACAGGTCCTCGTCACGGGGAGAAAAACCGTGGACGTGACCTTGTCATTCGAAGTGACGCTAAATGTGGCTCAGACGATCTCTGCGTTAGCTGCGCTACTGGTCGTTATGCACCGCATTCGCTAATCACTTCTCAAGCCCTGGCCGGGCGGCAGCCCGGTCAGGCACTTCCCTTAAAC